CTAGTCTTCCTGCTCGATTAACGCTGATAGCCGAGCAACGAAGTAGGCGTTCACGAACTCGATCGCCTCACGAACAGGAAACTGAAAATGCTCGTCGAGATCGTCACCAGAGATCGCGAGTGGCGGTGGCAACGATAGAAGGCCGTAATAGAAGATGATGTGGGCATGGCTTGTCTCCGACACTAACCCGATCCCGCGGCCATAGTCGGAAAGAAGCATCTGGGTGCGTACGAGTTCCTCGTGGATGATCCGACGCTTGCCGCCGTCGTATGAGCCGTTGCCGCGTTTCACATTGTACGCGTTAATCGAGTGGCGTGCCTCGTCGAAGACCAGGATGTCGACGCGCACAGAGCGCTCGCGATCTCCGTACGGAAGCTGCGCTTGCAACAAGGAGTCGAGCCGTTCGGCAACGCGGACCTGACGTAGGGACTCATGCGACAGCTTGAAGTCGTCCTCTGTCCATACCCGCAGACGAGCGCAGTCTTTCAGTCTTTCGAGGAGTGCCCGTTGGAGGATCGCGCCATGACGCTTGTAGGCCGAGCTGATGATCGACGTTGCTCGCGAGTACTTCCTCCCTGCGATTGGATCTTCCCTGAAGCGGGCTGCACCGAGCCTGTCGATCGTTTCGTCCACTGTCGGTCGCATGCGCTCGAAGTAGTTTTCGAGTTCCGAGCTCGGTGGAACAGGGGGACGTGTCGACAAGTGTTCTTCCCTCGCTTGTGTTCAACCTTGGGCCGCCATATCGTACTGAGATACTGGATGGATTTCCTTAGGTTAGTGGGGAACACGTGTAATGGCGAGCATCGATGCGAACGGTCGGCAGGAAGCAAGCGACTTCAATCTCGAGCCGGATCCCCGCGTCTTGCCGATGCTCGGCGAGATCAACATCGACCAGTGGCGCTGTGTCGCGGAGCTCGTCGACAATGCTGTTGACGGATTCCTGAAGGAGAGTCGCGCTGGAAGCTCGATCGCTGGTGCGAAGGTGGATGTCCACTTACCGCAAGCAGACGCTCCGGCCGCAACCCTTCGTATCATCGATAATGGCCCGGGCATGACACCGGACATGCTGGAGCGTGCCGTACGAGCCGGGTGGTCGGGGAACAACCCGATCGACAGCCTTGGCCTTTTTGGGATGGGCTTTAATATCGCTACGGCCCGTCTTGGTTCGGTCACCGAGGTTTGGACAACACGTAAGGGCGAGCGCGAATGGCATGGTCTCCTGATCGATTTCGACAAATTGCGTCTGCAGCGACATTTTCGGACGCCGCGTTTGTCCCGTGCGAAGGCCGATCCTGAGCAGCACGGAACCGAAATCACGATCAAGCAGCTCAAGCCCGAGCAAAGAAAGTGGCTGGCAAAAAACGCGAACCAGACCGCAATGCGCAAACGGCTGGCACAAGCTTATTCATCGATGCTACGACCTCGCGGAACCCCGATCAGTTTTGAGCTCTATTTGAACCACAAACGCGTCGAGGCGAGACGCCATTGTCTATGGAATGAGGATAGGTTGGTGCCAGGTCCTGGCGGTACGACTGTTCCCGCAGTCATTAGGATCAACCACCCGCTCGCTGAACGATTGTACTGTATCAACTGCATGAGTTGGCTCGTCGACGCGGAGGTTGGCGGATCCTGCCCCCACTGCGAAACAGTGAACTCCGTAGTTAAACGCGAGCGGAAGGTAACCGGCTGGCTCGGGATTCAGCGATATCTTGACCAGTCCGAATTTGGGATCGATTTCATTCGCAACGGACGGAAGATTGAGATCGGGAACAAGGATCTATTTTCTTGGAACGATGATGAAAGCGACGAGCGGGAATACCCGATCGATGATCAACGGAACCGCGGGCGCATTGTCGGCGAGATCCATATCGATCACTGCCGGGTTAGCTATGCGAAGGACCGCTTCGACAGAGCTGACCCAACATGGGACGAGATGCACCGAGTCATCCGTGGAGAGGGGCCGCTCCGTCCTGAGAAGGCCAAGGATCTTGGGTATGGCCCGAACGATTCACCGCTCTTTCAACTTTTTAAAGCCTTCCGGCGGACAAGTCCTCAGTCCAAGACGGCAGGCGCTTACGGTCGAATTCTGATCGTGAAGGACAACGTTCGCGCAGTCGAAATGCTCAGCGCCTTCCACGATGGCAATCCTGACTATCAGGACGACAGCAAGTGGTGGGAGTTGGTTGAGGCCGCCGACCGTGAGTTGCTCTACGGAACGATCGGAGGTGGCGCGAGCGGCAAGGAACCCTCGTCTGGCGGCGGTGGAGGACTCCCCCCAGGACTCCTTGGCGGCGAACCATCCGGTGGCACCGCTCCCGAGCCCACCCCAGTTACCCCAACTGCCCCAGTCAAGCCCGCGCCGCCGCCGCGCCGCGAATCGCCACTCCTTAGCCGCCGCTATCATCATGGCGGGACGGGAATAAAATGGAATGTTGTCGCGTACGAGGTCGAAGCCAAGGATCCCGAGTTGCCAACAGATGTTCCGTGGACAATGGTCTTGGGCGACGTCCCGACAAAAACCTATCATTTTCTATTCAATCCTAAGCACTCAACTTTTGAATCAATAACGATGACGCCGCAGGACGCGCTTCTCGCGCATCTTGCGTACATGACAGCGGACCAGACCCGCAACTCGAGCCAGGAACCCAACTTTGCCAGAATTTTCGCAGACTATCGTGGCGCTTATGGCGAAGAGACGGCTCTTGACCTTAAGGCATTGCCTAATAGCGCAGCGACGGTCCTGACTGATGTGGCGCGTTGTCTTGTGTCGGCTTGTCCCGAGGCGGAGCGGGCGGCCCTGTTCAACGACCTGGGTGTGCAAGAGCAGACTGCGGTAATGCGCGCGCTGGCAGCGAAGAAGATCAAACCATCTGAGGCAACTGTAAACGGCAGCTTCCTCGTTGCGGGACCATTCGAAATCATCCGGATGGTCGTTGAAAAACGACCCGACCTTTGCTTCGACGGGAAGATCTGGGATGCCGCTTATGCCGACCTCGATTATGGCGACCCGCAAATCACCGCCGAAGCACGTGCGAGCGTGTTAGCGCGGTATGTTGCACTTGTTGACGACGCGATCTGGCTCTCCAAGCATGACAGCGGGGATCTTTCCAGCAGCACGCGGAGTGAGGTCATTCGAGCTGTCATGTCCCTCGAGTTACTTAAGCCAGATGTTGAGGCGTCTGCATGAAGCACTTCCTCGACGACCGGCGACTCCTGCGTGGTCCATGGCAGGCGTTCGAGCGCGATGTTGCCCGGCTCTTGATGCATGCAGGCTTTGATGACGTGCGCGTTGTTGGCGGCTCTGGCGATCAGGGCGCAGATGTCGTAGGCGTTAAGAATGGCGAAATCTGGGTTGTGCAGTGCAAGCACACCACGACTGCCCCACCCACGAAGCAAGCGGTCCAAGAGGTCGTCGACTCGGGAACCTACTACGGCGCTAACCGAATGCTTCTTGCGACTTCCCGCGCAATTGGTGGTGGTGTCGAGGCTGAAATCGCGCGTTATCGTCGGATCGGAATCAACGTCGAACTACTGGATCCTGCTCGGCTTGCACACCTATCTCAAGAAGTACCAGAGTACGCGAAATCGAGGCGCGAACTCCGGCCCTATCAACAAGAGGCAGTTAGTAAATTTCGTGAGGGCCTCACGGACACCGGACGCGCTCAAGTTGTACTAGCGACGGGTTTGGGTAAAACGGTTGTTATGGCGGAAGTTGTCGCTGACCTTTATCGAGATAACCTAATACGTGACAATCGGGTGCTTGTTCTTGCCGATAAGCGTGAGCTCATTCGGCAATTGCAGTTTGGATTTTGGCATCAGCTGCCAAAGTGGGTTCCTACGCATATGCTTTCGGGCGATGAGACCCCATCGTTCTACGACGGGATCACCTTTGCAACAGTCCAGAGCGTTATTGGACGTATCGATGATTTGCCAAGCTTTGGCTTGGTGCTTATCGACGAAGCACATCATATCGGTTCAACTAGTTTCCGGCGTGCCCTCGATGCGCTGGAGCCACCTATGGTTGGTGGCGCAACGGCCACGCCGTGGCGCGGAGATGGCTTCGACATTGACGAGCTATTGGGTAAGCCACTCGTACGGCTCGGAATATCGGACGGCTTAAGGCAGAAATACCTTAGTGAGGTCGACTACCGATTGCTGGCGGATAATATCGACTGGGGTTTCGTACAGGAAATTTCTTCGCACAACTATTCCCTGAACCAGCTTAACAAGAAGCTTCTGATGCCAACTCGAGACGAGGAGGCGGCCAGGCACATCGTCGAAGTGTTCGGCGGCGAGAAACGGCGGGGTGGGATTGTATTCTCTCCAACGGTCGATCACGCCGAGAGCTTCGCGGGAACGCTTCGTGGCTACGGGTTGCGTGCTGAGGCGATCTCCTCGAGGCAGGAAGCCCGTGAGCGGGATCGACTAATGGCAATGTTTCGGCGAGGGGATATTGATGTCCTAGCCAGTGTCGACTTGTTCAATGAAGGCGTCGATGTGCCTGATGTCGATCTCGTCGTTTTCATGCGCGCGACGCACAGTCGTCGGATCTTTGTCCAGCAACTCGGGCGGGGGCTCCGCCTGAGTCATGGGAAAGACAAGGTGATCGTAATGGATTTCGTGACCGATCTCCGCCGAGTAGCGGAAGTAATCGAACTTGAGAAAGCCTCCGTCGGCCCCTTGGAAAGGCTGCCGCTCGGACACAATCTCATTAATTTCCGCGATGCCTCGGCAGGCAACTTTATGCTTGAATGGATGAAGGATCAAGCTGACCTGATTTTGCGCGAGGGAGACGCGCAGCTTGAAATACCGAAGTTTGAATTCCCAGCAACGCCGCAGCCTGGAGGCGTGCAATGAGCGTGCCTGCTGGCATTCGGCGAGAAATTAAGGAACGATTGTGGTCGGAAGCTGATCGGCTCAATTGGTCCGCACTCTCGGCTTCCGATAAATCGCGTTACTATTCGATGTGGACCGAAACTGAGGCGGTTGGTGGGAAGTTGGGTCAGTACATGGACCCGCGAAAAATCCGCGTTTACATCAAGGACACGCTTCTCAAGTCCTACACGAGGGAGGCCTCAGCCAGCCCTGCGCGCGTTTTTAGGGTGCTCGGCATTGAAGAGACTACGGTCGTCAGTACAACGTTCATCAAGCCGCATGGCTGCCTCCTTCCTGATGGGCGCCAGATCGCCTGGAGCAAGGCCTCCGACTGGAAGCTGACGTTGATGGCTCTTCATGAGCGTGCGTTCGAGGCGGGCGAGCCCTATGCAGCGGTCTTGAACGAAGCCGCCGCAAGATTCGGGTTGGCTTCGCAGCGCGCGGTTGTCGAGAGCGCAGCGGAGAGGCTTGGCATCAAGAGATTGATTTGGCTGGACTAAATATTCACGCCGAAGCTGGCTCTACGTCGATTTTTTAGCTCTCTAGTCTATGGTGACTCGTGGACATCCTTACACCAGAACAGCGAAGCGAGCGTATGAGCCGGGTTCGCGGCCGCGACACCAAGCCCGAGATGCTGGTCCGCCGTTTGACGCACGGTATGGGGTATCGCTACCGGCTGCACCGACGTGGGCTTCCCGGATCGCCAGACTTGGTCTTCCCGTCGCGCATGAAGGTGATCTTCGTGCATGGCTGCTTCTGGCACCAGCACCTGGACCCTGGGTGCAAGCTTGCCAGGCTCCCTAAATCGAAGCTGGACTTTTGGGGCCCAAAGTTGGAAACGAATAGAGAACGGGATGAGCGTAATCTCGTCCTGCTCGCGGAACTCGGATGGGACGTCCTCGTAATCTGGGAATGCCAGACGAAGAACCGGGAAGAATTGCAGACACGGATCGGGGAGTTCCTGGGATGATGAGATCGGTCGAACTCTTCGTAGGCGCTGGAGGCCTTGGGATCGGCGTAAGCCAAGCGGGCTTCCGACCGGCCGCCGTCATGGACTGGGACCGCTGGGCCTGCGATACCCTTCGCGAGAACAAGGAACGTGGCCTCGATCCGATCGCGCACTGGCCGATCCACGAGGGCGACATTCGACAGTTCGATTTCGGCACGGTGGACGGCACCGTTGACTTGGTGACGGGCGGACCGCCCTGCCAGCCGTTCTCGATGGGCGGACGCCACCGGGCGTTCCTCGATGGCAGGGACATGTTCCCGCAGGCGATCCGCGCCGTGCGCGAGCTCCGACCGAGAGCGTTCATCTTCGAAAACGTGAAGGGGCTCACGCGCAGCAGCTTTGCGAACTACCTCGAATACATCCGTCTGCAGCTGACCTATCCCGATCTCGTTGCCAAGAGGGACGAAGAATGGCTGGCCCACCTCGCGCGCCTCGAGGACCACCACACCAAGGGGACAGAGAAGGGCCTGCGCTATCGGGTGGTGATGCGGGTTCTGAACTCGGCAAATTATGGCGTTCCCCAACGGCGCGAGCGCGTCTTCCTTGTCGGCTTCCGCGCGGACACCGGGATCGAGTGGCACTTCCCGAAGCCCACACACTCGCGAGACGCGCTGCTCTGGTCGCAGTGGCGCGACGAGGTCTATTGGGACCTGCACCGCGTCGCTCGCAAGAACCGGCCGGAAGGTGGCGCGGCCAAGGCGCGGTCTCTGAAGATCGCGGATCGACCTCTGGACGAGCCGTGGCTGACCGTGCGCGACGCGATTTCCGATCTTCCGGATCCAGAACACGCACCGGGCACGGCGCGCGGCTTTCATGACCACAGGTTCCAGCCCGGCGCCCGATCCTATGCTGGCCACACGGGAAGCCCTCTGGACGAGCCCGCCAAGACGCTGAAGGCGGGCGTGCACGGTGTTCCTGGCGGCGAGAACATGCTGCGCAGGCCGGATGGCTCGGTGCGCTACTTCACGATTCGAGAGAGCGCTCGCCTGCAAACCTTCCCCGACGACATGGTGTTCCACGGCTCTTGGACGGAGACGATGCGGCAGCTCGGTAACGCCGTGCCCTGCCAGCTAGCCCGGATCGTCGCATCTGGTGTGCGGCACAAGCTCAGCGCAGCCTAGATCGGCACCCCGTGAGCATACTGGCGGTTTTCCTTGTAGAGGATCACGTGGCTAACGAAATAGGTCGCCTGCCAACCAGCGGGCAAGGCCGCTTTGATCAGGACCATGGCGTCACGCAGCGATAATCTACCCCCGGGGATGGTGAGCGGAGCGTCCGGGAGGTCGGGGTGCGGGCGCAACCTAAAGGAATGGCTGCCCTTGGCACCGGGCTCGAGCTCAAACCGCAGCGCGTAAGGCAGGGCGATCTTCAGCGCCACCAACGCTTCGTGGACGGTCGTCTGTCCAGGTTCGAGCACATCAAGCGGAGTGTCGATATCGATCGGGAAGCGCGCGTCAAACCCCTGTTCGGGCTTGTTCGTCGTTTCGCGTTCCCGGCCAGGATCGTTCGACCCAAAGCCGGATCCGTTCCACTCGGAACCGTAGTGGGCAATCACTCTGGACTCGATATCCATCGCGGTCAAAACGAGGATCTGGGCGGCCTTGAACTGGACGTCCTCGGGACGCACATTGCGCCGCTGCTCGAACTTTCTAGCGTGCCTGGCGAGGCGGGTTCGGAGCCCGGCTTCGGCATCGGTCTTTCCGACATAGCGGACCTCGCCGTCATAGATCAGCAGGTACACTCCTTGGGCATCGGGAAGCGCCTGCGCGTTCTGCAGCGAGAGAGGCGCGCTGGCCATGGCATCGAGCGTCGGGACGAGCTGGTTCATGACCGCGCCCATCAAATCCAGCTCGAACGCGATGAAGCCGTCCGCCACTCGTCTCTCCGATTCCCATTCTCCACCAGATGCCTAGCACGTCGGGACAATCCGCGCACTCCTGCGCGGGCAAAAACTTTCTGGTCAAATTTGAGTTGATCAAAAGCGCTCGGTTAAGCACGGAGAACTTTCTCACAGGTTCTTGGATTGCCGTAGTGTTTCTGCTTGAAGGGGTGGCGGTCGCCTTACGTCCTGTGAACCCCAAGCTTGAAGTGCATCAATTGATCCTTCCACTCGGTCGGGAAGCGCTCCAACACCGACACCAGCGTCACCTCTGGCCCCTGTGTTCCCTCCAAAATCGCCCCGACGAGGTCGGGCGAGAGCAGCGTCAGCCGCAGAACACGCGTCATATATGAAGGTGCGATGCCCTCGCGTTCCGCCATTTCTGCGATTGTGGCGAACTCTCCAGACTCCAGCATGCGCTTCCAGCGGAACGCGCGGGCCAGCGCCTTGACCAGCGTGCTGTCGGTCCTGCGCGGTTGCGTGGCACCCTCAGGCAACCGCATCTCCTTCCGCCCACCGCGCTTCACGAGGCGGAACGGGATGTGCAGCGTGATGGTCTCGGGGATCGGCGCGCTGCGAGTCACGCGGCTTCTCCGATGTCGCCGGTCAGCATTTCGCGGGCGAGGCCGCCGAGGCCGTCGACGCGCAGCCGCACCTTCAGGCCATCCGTGCGGATGTCCACGCGCTCGACCAGCAGCGCCATGATGCGCGCCTGCTCAGCGGGGAAGAGTTCGTCCCATAGTGGGTCAAGACGGGTCAGCGCGTCACGGGCGTCGGCCTCGGTGATGTTTTCGGCGTGGGCGCGCGCCTCTTTCCACGTGCCCGCCACGATCTCGGGTTGGCGGAAGACGGCGCGGAGCTGGTTTATTACGGCGGCCTCGATCTCACCAGCGGGGACCCGTCCGACCGAACACGATCCTGCACCGTGCTTAAGAACGGTCTGGCTGACATAGTAGCGGTAGAGCTTGCCGCCCTTGCGCGTGTGGGTCGGCGAAAAGGCCGCGCCATCGGGGCCGAACAGTAGCCCCTTCAACAGCGCGGGCGTGTCTGCGCGGGTTCGCGCGGCGCGCTTGCGCGGACTCTCCTGCAGGATGACGTGGACGCGGTCCCATGTCTCGCGGTCGATGATGGCATCGTGCTCGCCGGGATAGCTGTCGCCCTTGTGGACCGCCTCGCCGATGTAAGCGCGGTTGCTGAGCAGCCGGTAGATGTATTTCTTGTCGATCCGGTTGCCCCGCGGGGTGCGAATGCCGCGCTCCTTGACTTCCCGCGCCAGTTCGGTGCCCGATCCTATCTCGAGGAATCGGGCAAATATCCAGCGGACGTGGGCGGCATCGGCGTCCTTTATGATCAGCTTACGGTCCTTCACCTCGTACCCAAGGGGCGGGCAGCCGCCCATCCACATACCCTTTTTCCGGCTGGCGGCGACCTTATCACGGATGCGCTCGGCGGTGACCTCACGCTCGAATTGGGCGAAGCTGAGCAGGATGTTCAGCGTCAGCCGCCCCATGGAGGTGGTCGTGTTGAACGATTGGGTTACGGAGACGAAAGTCACCCCATTCCGGTCGAACACCTCGACTAGTTTGGAAAAATCCATCAGCGACCGCGACAGACGGTCGATCTTGTACACGACGACCACGTCGACCAAGCCATCCTCGACGTCGGTGAGCAGACGTTTCAGGCCGGGGCGGTCCAACGTGCCGCCGGAGATGCCACCGTCGTCGTATTGATCGCGCACCAGCACCCAACCCTCCGACCGCTGGCTGGCAATGTAAGCTTCACAGGCCTCACGTTGGGCGTGGAGCGAGTTGAATTCCTGCTCCAGCCCTTCTTCGGAGGATTTGCGTGTGTAAACGGCACAGCGCAGTTTTCTGACAATGGGTGTGGTCATGCGCCCCTCCGGTGGTTTTTCAGCCCAAAGAACACCCAGCCGTTCCACCGCGTGCCGGTGATTGCGCGGGCAATGGCGGACAGCGACTTGTAGGGTCGCCCTTGCCACTCGAAACCGTCTGCAGTGACGGTGACGATCTGCTCGACGCCCTGCCATTCGCGTAGGAGCCGTGTGCCCACGATCGGTGTCTGATCGGCGCGGATGCGGCTTTTCTTGCGGTCGCCGCCATCCAGCTGCTCACCGAGGGCTTCGAGCCGTTTCACCGTTTCGGGTTTTAACCCGCCATAGGTCAGTTCCTGAATGCGATACGCCAATCGGCTTTCGAGATACCGACGATTGAATGGTGGTGGTTCGCTGTCGAACAACGCGCGCCATTGCTGCTTCAGATCAATCGTTGGCGTGGTCTTCAGCGCCGCCAGGCGGGCAGGGATGGGATCGGTCATGCTCTTCTCCGTTTTGAGGTGGTTGCATGAGCGCTCTGGTCAGTCGAGTTGTGTAGCGGAAATTCTCCATCCTTCGCAGATACTTGTCCTGCATTTCTCATGTGCAGCCGGATCAGCCCAAGCGCAAGGATGCGGCAGAGTTCAGCGCGGCGCTCGAGGGGTCTGAGGTGCGATGGTGGAAGGGGATTCATGAAGTTTGCCCCACCTGCTTTATCCGGTCCTCGTACACAAGGATGTCGCTGACGCGATATCGAACCGTGCCGCTGAAGAGTAGCCATGGCGGCCCGCACCGTTGTGCTCGCCATCGTTGAAGCGTGCGCCGGGATATGCACCAGCGTGCGGCCAGATCCGGTTCACTCAGCATGAACGGTTTCGTAGGCACGGTACGGTGCTGATCGAGTATTTTAGACATAATTTGCTCGCCTGTGACTTCGCCTGTCGTCAAAGCCTGCCAGCCTGAATGGGCAATGTATCAGAAGAGCCGAATGCCGTGTCCGAGGAAATATAAAATCATGATATTAAATAGAAAAATTTGAGGCTAATCGTTGAACGATTAGTCTTTGCCCGTTTTCCAATCCGGCGAAAGAAACTCGGCACCAATTCTGAAGTACTTCCGAATCGTGTCTGGATGGATTTCGATCCCGAGTCCGGCAGCGGCGTCCGTAATCTCCCGTGGAATGCTACTTCGTCTCGCAGCTGGATCGTAACCGTAGCCATCTATGGCCATGGCAACTAACAGTTGGGCAACCTTGTCGATCTCGCGCTTGTCCTCACGTCTCGGTTCGGTCTCTTTCGAGGTCTCGCTAAACGACGTGACATGATAGCGCTTCAGAAGTTCGAGGAACTGCGGTGGTACGTCCAATTCCACCTGAATCACCCAATAAGTAAATCGATCAGCAGAGACACGGCCATTTTGTCCAAACTGACGCACCATTTGCTTGTAACGCTGTGCGAGAAAGACAATGGCAGGCCAAAGCGTGTCGGTTTTTTGCTTGACTAGCTTATTGAGCCGATCATCCGAAAAGACGTCAGGATTGATGCCCACCGAAAGACATGTGATCTCGGCAGTCGAAAAGTGCGGCATCCGTGCCCAATATCCTAAATCTGCCTGATAGTCAGGATGGCCAAATCCTCCGCCAAACCATGGTGGTTCCTGACGCTTGATCTGCCCGATTTCCGTCGTTGCGAACTTTTCCCAGTCCAATCTTAGATCGGAAGGGTCACTTTCATTGTCGCTGAGCAGTGTTGCAATTTGGTCATCCGGGTAGCTCAATAGGCGATCAACGCAAGCCTTGGTGACTGACCGGACCAAAGCGTCGAATTCAAGAAACACCGAAGGATCGCTCGGCCCAATCGTGGGGACCAGTTCTGGCTTGCTCCAGTCGAGGAAGCGACAAAGCTTTGCCTCAAGGAGACTACGCCGTTCGTCATTCAAAGGCTGCATCTACCGACTCCAACACGCGACTCATTCTCTGATTCCCAGTTTGCCGACTCAGACCGCCACGAACCACAAATTCCTGATGAGGGCCGGTACAATTGGCACCGGTTGTCGCAGATTGGCGAAAATTGTCATTCTATCAGAGGGTTAGTTATCTCTGGTATGATGGTATTGCGCAGAACAGGCGTACGGCAAGTTTAGAAACGACCGTCAGGTTGATCGAAAGCGGAAACGGTTATGTACGAATTACCCCCCAAAGAAGACGAGCGCCTCAGCGAGTTCCTCACCCAATACGAGTTGGCTGAGCGCTGGAAGTTGAGCGGCCGAACGCTGGAGCGTTGGAGGGCCGAACCCTACGGTCCCGCTTGGATCACCATCGGTGGTTCGATCCGCTATCCAATGCAAGATGTTCTGGCTTGGGAGGCCGAACATCGAAGCCAGCCGTAGCCCATGGACGCGGGCCGCCAGGACGGTGACCCGCGCAACAACCAGACGAGTGAGAAGGTGGCCGTTGGCCGCCGCGAAAGTGCTGGAAACATCACATTTGAGAACGCTGCGGAGCGACTGCTCGACAATGGTTATGAACCCATTCCGATCAAGCCGGGACAAAAAGCGCCCGCGCTGAACCGCTGGACCAGCGTGGTGATCGATGACGCTGCGCTCGATGACTGGCGCGGCCGCTATGCGTCCTGTGGCATCGGGCTGAGAACGGGCCTCCTCGTCGGCATCGATATCGATGTCCTCGATCCGGACCGCGCCCACGACGTACAGGCGCTTGCGGTGCGAAGGTTTGGCGAGACGCTTGTAAGGGTAGGGTGCTGGCCGAAGCGGCTGCTGATCTACCGGACGGAGATACCCTTCGCCAAGATGAAGTCCGGGCAAGTTGAAATACTCGGGCAGGGCCAGCAGTTCGTGGCCTTCGGCATCCATCCCGGTACGGGCCGACCGTACGCGTGGCCCTTGGGGGAAACCCCGCTGGATGTGGCCCTATCGGACCTTCCGGTGATTGACCACACGGAAATCGCGGCGTTCCTTGCCGAGATCGAGCCAACTGACCACCGCTCAATTACAGACGCCGGTGGCAGGCGCCGAAAGGCCGCGGGGTTCGGTCATCCGGTGCGCGATGCGCAGGGTGTCGTCACAGATGGTCGTGATGCCTGGCTTAGCCTGATTGCGTTTCATGCCGTTCATGACCTGCTGGAGGCCGAGGACGCTTTGGATGTCGATCAACTCGCGGCACAGGTCTGGCAGCGGTTTGGTGAAAGCACCGACTTGACCCGTCCCAGGCAGGACGGCGCTAGGACTTACACCTACTCGGATGCTGTCCGCAAGGTTCACGACAAGATGCGGTTGCACGCGACCGGTGCTCTGCCGTCAAGAGATCGGCCTGAGGTCGCTCCTGACTATGCCGTGCCGACCCTTACCGTCTCGGAAGCCCGCAACCAACTCGACGGTGAGATTGCAGTTTTTGCCGAGGCTACTTACGCTTGGCACGCAGCCGGAGGGCAGGATGAGCCGCCCAAACTCGCTATGCGAGCCACCGTCGGTCTCGGCAAGAGCGTGATCAGCAGAAAGCATCTGAGTGCCCTGCAGCTTCGCCTCAGACACGCTGGTCTTCCTCACCGCATCGTGGTCTTCGTCAGCTCTCATGCATTGGCAGAGGAAGCGGTTGCGGCTTGGGAAGAGACAGATGTTAGAGTTGCAGTTGTGCGCGGCTACGAGCGGAACGAACCTGGGACTGGTCGGTCAATGTGTCGGAACCTCAGGACGGTGAGGGCGGCGATTGCCAACCGCCGCGATATCCATAGTTCAGCCTGTCAGAAGAACCTTTCCACACGGTGTCCTCATTTCGCTCGATGCCCGAAACAGGAAAACCGTCGTCTGGTTGGCCTCGCCGATGTGATCGTTGCTCCTTACGATGCGATGTTTCAGAAGCTGGCCGGAGCGATGACAGGCGTCGGTGTGGTCGTTGTTGATGAGGCCTGCTGGCAACGTGCGCCGACGATCTTATCGGGTGTCAGCCTTGGAGATCTAAAGGCGGAGCTCGTCTCGCCGGGGCGCGCATTAGGTTCGCCAATTGGCCGTGCATCCCGAGCCGCTGACCTGGTGGCTTTGCGGACGCAATTGCACGCAGCTCTCAAGGGCTCCGGTTCCGGCCCGATCAAGCGTGCTGCCTGTGTTAAGGAAAGGCTGGACACAGCAGCCTGTCGCGCGGCCATTGAACTTGAGGAAACGCGTTTCAGGGCCAGAGGCACCACGGCTGGCCAGGATGAAGACCGCGTCAATGAAATCATCGAAGACGCGCTCTGGAACGAACGCGTCTACACGATGGTGGACCTTTGGTCGGCGCTTGAAACCTTTCTGGAAGGCGACACCAAGTCCTGCCCCAACCTGCGCCTCGGAGAAGCCAACCCGAAAACAGGAGACAGCGTCATCCATTGCAGCCGGTTGCGCAAAATGGCTCCAGAATTTTCACATCTGCCGAGTCTGCATCTGGATGCAACCTTTCGGAGCGCCCTCGTCACTCCCGTTCTGGGACAGATGCGTGAGGTCACGATCGACGCGACAGCCCCTGATATGGCGGTGACGCTTGTTCCAGGGCCTTTCAGCAAGACCAAATTGCGCGAGGGACTTGCGACGAGCACGGAGCATGAGACGCAGGTACGCGCAGGAAGCCTTCTCGCGCAGTGTGTTGATTACGTGCGGCTCATTGCGAGGGCGTATGGCCCCAATGAAATCCTGGTTGTCACCAACAAGGAGATCGAGCCAGCCTTCAGGGGGCTGTCAAACATCTCGACGGCGCATTTCAACGCGGTGGCAGGAATTGACGCATGGAAGGACGTCCGCGCCCTCATCGTTATCGGTCGTCCATTGCCGCGTGATAGCGACGTATCAATTTTGGCAGGTGTGCATCTTGGGGCCGAGGCTGCGGGCCAGTACCACGCAACCGCCGCAGGGTTATGGATGCGTGATGGCCGTTCGCGCACCATCAGGGTCTTGAGGCATGGCAATTCAGAAGCGGAGGTCATTCGGGCGGCGATTTGCGATGATGAGCTGATCCAGGTTATCGGGCGTGGTCGGGGCGTCAATCGCAAAGCTGACCGTCCCCTCGATGTCCATATTCTTGCCGACGTGGCTTTACCCCTAGTTCACGATCGCATCCTCCCTTGGGACAGCATAAAGCCGGGTATCTACGAGCAGATGCTATTGGCAGGGGCGGCCGTGGACAGCGCATCAGATGCCTACGCGCTTTCTCCGGAGATGTTCAGTTCACTTGAACAAGCAAAATCGGTGTTTCGAAGAGAGCTATTTAAGGGTCAAATCCCTTATGTATATATAAAGGGTCTGACCCTTAAATCGGCTGCGTATAGACGTGCTGGTCGGGGAAGGTCTTGGCAGCGCACGTGGTGGATTGACGGCGACGAAGCGAAAGTGCGGGTGCATCTGGAAGCTGTGTTGGGTGACTTGGCTAGGTGGCAGCCGGAGTAGACCGCACTTGAACATGCTGGTTTGGAAGCAACCGTTCCTTTAAGTCGATGCGAATGGCCAGATCGAGCCCATCAGAGACATTCAGGCAGGCCGCAGCGAATAGAGTCCTTTTACGAGTTCAGCAGTGTGTTCGGCCTCATAGGAGACAGTCGCAAATCTATCCTTAACAAGCTTTACTCGGCCGACGGCGCCATTCTTGTCTTAAGCTTGGGCTTCTTTCCACTCTCGATATTGGCGAGCAAGCCTATAAAGCCGGGTTGGCCGTCCTCTGCCCCGTCCGACTCGTCCTTTATGGAGATCAAGTATTGCGTCCAGTCTGTCCCAAAACAAGCGAAGCAAAAATAGATCGGAGCTGGAATTGTCTGGCGCTACATTCGACAAGCCCTTTGTTCCAAGGAATGTTGAAAACAGGTCGGATTCGTTGCGTAACGCCGCAGCATCGAAGGGTTGTAAGGCTTCCCCAAGAACAGATGGCGTGTTCAGAGATAGGTCTTCTAACAGATCGAACAACTGACCGGAATTCTTTGCAAAATTCGGCATAGCTCGATCTTGATAATCCTGCATCCTACTAACGAAGTCATGCACATCACGAAACGGCCGAGTTTGAGGGTCTGGCTCAGTTGAACTTGAAGATTGACTTAATCTGCGAGCATTTGCCGCCAGAAGCATAGATATCTGCTGATCGCCTTGGCGCACCGTGTGGCCAAGCATCTCGATAAGTTTTTTCTCATCATCTGAAGGCCCTCCAAGTTCGGGCTTATAGCCTATGTCGTGCTCAATCTCGTTCCAGACATGGGCGATCATTGTGCATATCTGAACTTCACAACTTATGTCGGCAATGTTGTCATAGGTCCCAATCAGTTCATCTTCAGGCAAACAAACTTGTGCATGAATAGCACGGTAGTAATTGGTTCGATCCTGAATGTGGCGATCCTTCTCATCGATCTGGATATCCCCATCTGGTCCATTAAAAGCTTGGCGAAGATGATCTACAACTTTAGCGCAGTCTTCATACTGATAAGTTGCAATCCGCACCCCTGCTAAATCGCTTATCGATGAAAAGATTTCATCTACGCTTTGATAGTTTCGATCTGCATGCATTGAAAAACGGCGTAGCTTGCCTTCGAATGATTTCAGTGATTTGACCCGGAAGGTAACTTGAGCTCGGATGGCATTCTGGTCACAGATGTCATTGCGGCAAATCTCTGACACACGATCAGCCAGTTTTACATATCGGTCACGTTCTCGACGATAGCGATCAACGGCAGGGAAAATTAGGTCGATGGGAAAGGGCATGAGCCGTCCGGGATGAAAAAAGCTACGTTTTCAAACGTGACCGCTACCTTATCTGGAAGCAAGGTATTTTCTTATTGCAAGCACAAAAATACTGAGCGTCGACTTTTGGCTCTGCAGGCTGGTGATGCCGTAACCACAAAGGAGTTCTTCGGAATTGCCGCGACCGTCCGCAAAGTCCGCAACTCGGTCCTTTGCATAGCGTGCATCGAAAGCCCGCTATCGTGAGGCATTAGGCACAGTGTGCAGATCAATTGAGGCTGCGAGGTTCACCTTGCAGATTGGCGTCGAGTTCTTGCGGTAGGCGCAATTGATCCAGCGTTAGCGAGAGACCTGGTTCGTGTCCAAAATGGCGGTTCATGTCATTCTATGTCATTTATTGTCATGATTACAATGATTTACCGTTCGTGATATCCTGCACCCAAGGACGGTTCTATCCCAAGGCGGGGGTCATGACGAAGCGCAAGACAGCAAATACGGATGCAAGGGCTGGGGCAGGGGCCCGATCTATCGACCAGCGTGGCGTGGCCGATCTGATCCCCTATGCCAACAACGCGCGCACGCACAGCGAGGCGCAGGTGGCGCTGATCGCGGGCTCGATCCGGGAGTTCGGGTTCAATAACCCGGTGCTGGTGGATGGATTGAACGGCATCATTGCCGGGCACGGTCGCGTGCTGGCGGCACGCAAGCTGGGTCTGGACGTGGTGCCGGTGATCGAACTGGCCCATCTCACGGAAGCGCAGAAGCGCGCCTATATTCTCGCCGACAACCGCCTGGCCGAGCAGGCGGGCTGGGACCGCGACCTGCTGGCGCTGGAACTGGGCGAGCTGTCGGGGATCGGGGTGGCCCTTGAGGGGCTGGGCTTCGCGGCCGGTGAGCTCGACGAGCTGCTCGCGCTCGACAAGGCAGACCCGAGAGAGGAAGCCACGCCGGCGCCGCCCGCGCATCCGGTGTCGCGTCCGGGTGATCTGTGGTGCCTCGGCCCCCACCGGCTGCTCTGCGGCGATGCGACGTCGGCGGCCGACGTGGCCCGTCTGTTGGGGGATGTGCGCCCGCATCTGATGGTGACGGATCCGCCTTATGGCGTGATGTACGATCCGGACTGGCGTAATCGGGCAGGGGCCTCGGAGACCAAGCGCACCGGCAAGGTCCTCAACGACGATCGCGCGGACTGGCGCGCCGCCTGGGCGCTCTTTCCCGGTGACGTGGCCTATGTGTGGCATGGTGCATTGCACGCCACCACGGTCGCCGAGAGCCTTGTCGCCAGCGGGTTTGATATCCGCAGCCAGATCATCTGGGCCAAGGATCGGCACGTCTTGTCGCGCGGGCATTACCACTGGCAGCATGAACCGGCATGGTACGCGGTCCGGGCTAAGGGCCACTGGTCCGGGGATCGGAAGCAATCAACGCTTTGGTCGATCCCAAACAGGGATCAGGACGCGGAGACCAGTCATGGCACGCAAAAGCCGGTGGAGTGCATGCGCAGGCCGATCCTGAACAACTCCAGCCCGGGTCAGGTGGTCTACGAGCCTTTCTGTGGCTCCGGAACCACCCTGATTGCAGCACAAAGCACCAAGCGTATCGGCTTCGCTATCGAACTGGACCCGGCTTATGTCGACGTGGCGGTGCTCCGCTGGCAAGCGTTCACCGATCAAGACGCGGTCCTCGACGGCGATGGCCGCAGCTTCTCGGAAATCGCAGGCGCGCGGCAGAAGGCGGAGGCAACCGCATGAGCCAGACACGCATGATGTCGGGGATCGAGGCGGCAACCAACGTGATCATCGGCTATGTGTTGGCCGTCCTGATGCAGTTGCTGATCTTCCCGGCGGTGGGGCTTGATCTGAGCCTGCGTCAAGCGATGCAGATCGGTGTGGCGTTCACCGCATGCTCGCTGATCCGAAGTTACGCGCTGCGGCGGGTGTTCAATCGATTGCGAGGCTAATGCATGGCCCGTCCGAAACGCACACTTGCACCAGATCAGGTGCGCGAGGTGGAGACACTGGCGGCCTTGCTGAACCAGGATCAGATTGCGGATTATTTCGGCATTGCCCGCAACACGTTCCGCGCGATCTGCGACCGTGATCCGGATGTTCTTGCACGCTATAAAAAGGGCAAGGCCAAAGCCATCGCGCATGTTGCGAACGGATTGCTGCAGAGGGCACGAAACGGGGATACGGCGTCCTCGATTTTCTATCTCAAGACGCAAGCCGGCTGGCGTGAAACCTCCAACATCGAGCATCAGGCCAATCCCGGGATCACGAATATTGTCCGCACAATCGTTAGCCCGAGAGAACGCCTAGAGAAACGTCTCGAGGAAATCTCGGAACGAATGAAGCTCGGGGCGCACCAAGACGATGACCGGTCATGAGAGGTCGCAAGCCGATACCGCGTGCGCGCGATCAAGTGACACGCCCGTTGGCTTCGCTACCACGATGCCCGGCGCACCTGAATGAATTGGCGCGCAAGGAATGGCGTAGGTTGGCCACACCTCTGCATGAAGCTGGCCTTCTGACACTGGCGGATCGCGCGGCTCTGGCGGCATACTGCGCGGCTTATGCACGGTGGGTGGAGGCGGAGGAGCATCTCGCCAAGGGGGCTGCGCTGATCAAGACGCCCTCGGGCTATGTCCAGCAATCGCCCTGGCTCACGGTCGCCAACAAGCAGCTGGAGATCATGGGGCGCTTCATGGCGGAACTGGGCTTGAGCCCCTCGGCCCGCACCAGGTTGCGACTGCCGGAGAGTGGCGCGGACGACAGCACCAGCATCAAAGTCATCACGCTCATTGCTGCCGGCGACCGTGCCGAAGATGACCTCAACGTTCCGCCGGTCAACGTCAGGGTGTCGGAGGGCTGA